AAACATAGCCAAAGAAATCGCTGACCAGTATGTGGGATATATGTCTCGAATTGAAAAAGCCACCCTCGCCCAGATCGACGCCGAGCCTGACAAGTTTGGAGGTGAGTGATGGTAGTGCTTAACCCAATCCCAGACAATTGCCCCAACCCAGACTGTGCTTTTTGTGGCGGTGAAGGTAAGCCACAAAGTAAGTCTCACCGGATACTTGCTGACGAATGGTCAAACGGCCCGTGTTCGCAGTGCTGGATTGAACATTACTTCACCGACGAGGAGAAAACCACCAATGACCAATGACACGAAAGCGCCAGCGCGGCTTTGGGCGTCTTACATCCGCACTCAAGACGGAATGTGGATTGGAAAACACGCTGCTCAAGATGCTCCCTATAAAGGGGCCACGGCCTACATCCGCCACGACCTGCACCTGTCCCTTGTAGCGGAGTCACTGACAAAACTGAACGCCGACCACATCGAGGAACTTGAGGCTGAAGTCGATTATTTACGTCGGTGGCAAAACGCAGCATTCTGGGCAAACCCAAACATTGACATTGATATTGACAAGTGTCCTGAAGCCCAAGAAGAACTGAAAGGTAAGGCTGATGAATAACGATGACCTAGTAGTACCGCTACAAGAAATCTTAAAAGCTAAACAACGAGAACTGGACGATAAAGAGTGGGAAGGCCATGCACCAGAGGCTCTACAGGCATTGATCCTTGAGGTAAAGAACCTTAAGTGGCTTGATGAGCAAGGTGACGTATGGTATCCGCTGTTCTGAAGAGGTAAACCAGCGGACAAAGATTACGAGGTGTAAGGAATCAGTTGACAGATTACACACGATAAACTACGTAGAAACTCTAAACTTGAGCTTAGGAGAGACAGCAACATGACTATGAGTAAAGTGACCGACTTCTTCACTAAAGATGATTTGGTTGATATGGAAACGATGACGATCACACCAGAGATTGCTAAAAACATCTTGGAACAGGGGAACTATAACAACCGTGCGATCCGTAAGGGTCATGTACACAATCTTGCAGCGCGTATCGTACGAGGGGAGTGGAAGCTGACACCACAAGGTATTATTTTACATAAGTCTGGTCGCCTTCTTGACGGGCAGCATCGACTTGAAGCTGTGGTTCTGGCTAACATCCCAATTACTACTACTGTCTTTACCGTAGCAGATGATGAAATCTTCCGCGCCCTTGATCAAGGTGCAAAACGAAATATGGCTGACCTTGCTAATGTAGACAAAAGGGTGATGGACACAGTAAATTTCTGCACTCGACTGATGCTTAACCGATTCACTTCTGTATCTTTCGATCAAGTGGAACCTGTTCTTAACTCTAGTGTTGGTGAGCTTTCACATGAGTTGATTGATTTTTGTGGGGTTGCCCGTAAAGGTCTTTCTTCTTCACCAGTTAAAGCCGCTTGTGTGTCAGCTGTTGTCTTCGGTAGCCCTAAAGAGTATGCTTTTAATTTGTACCGAGACCTCCTCCAGCATGACTACAATAATCTACCTCTGATTGGGCAGTCTTTCTTAAAACAGATGCACACAGGTAGTGTAGACTTCAGCAAAGCTAATGGGGGTAAGAACACTTATTCTCGTTGTGTTAAACTTTTTGATTACAGTCGCCGGGATACTCGTATTATCCGAATCCCACCCAAAAACATGGCAGATCAAATCTCTCACAACGCTAAACGACTCAAGCTTGTGTTGACGCAAGAGGGTAGTTTGAAGCCGGGTTGGGGCGCACGATAAACAAAAGAGAGCCACACATGGGGATACTGTCGTGTGTGGTTCATCTGACTTAGTTCTAATTATGAGGTCTAACAGTGAGCGATAACAAACAAACAGAATACCTGATGAAAGTAGCGAGTCTACTAGCTTCCCGCTACAAGGACGCACAAGAGTATCAAGACTTGTATCAGGAGGGTTTCTTGGCAGGTTGGGAAGCCTTGAGTGAGGGTGCTGACATGCCTATTGCTATCGGTGAGATGCGAAGTGCAATGCGAGACTACAAGAACATCACCCTTAAGCCTGTCAGTATACCCAAGAGTGGCGAAGTGAGAGCCTTCCTGAAGCGTCTTAAAGATACTGGTGGTAGTGACCCCCAAGGGAATACTGAAACGACACTGTGGGCGGCTCTCACAGGCTCTACGGAGGGTATACATCCTAGTACTCTTGGTGTATCTCGTGGGACTGAGGAGAATCTGGTAGAGAAACAACTATATGACTACATCACTAAGAGCCTGTGGGTGTTTCTGAAGCCTGAAGAAGCTGTTGTGATCCATCTTGTTTTTGTGGAGGACTATACCCAAGTAGAAGCCGCCAAGGAACTGAAGATGGGACAAGGGTCAGTGTCGCGGGCTGTGAACAGTGGGTTGTTTAAGTTGAAGAAAGCCTTGGAGCAGGTCACTTGAGTGAGTAACTTTATTACAAACCACTACCAACAATAGGTAATATTCTTAAGACACTAAAGAAATGTGTGTCTTTAAGGTTACAAACGGGAGAAAAATGACAGCTACCCTGAATAGAAATCTTCAAAAAGTACTTATAACTTCACATAGGGGGTCAAGACAAGCTGGAGTACCCACTTAAAGTGAGAACTTAAGTAATCACTATAGTGAGTAATCATCATCAGTCAGAATCATCATACTTAAGTAATTCACTTTAAGTAATCACTTAAGAGAGAAACTAATAAGGATGAATAATGTTGTGTAGTTGTTCACTGTAAGTAATTAACTGATAGTGGGTACTTAAGTATTGATATTATGAGGATGAATCATTATCTATAGTGAGTGCTTGAGTAATAACTATAGTAAGAGCTTCAACCTTTTTGGTTGTTGCCAGAGAAAAACCCCACGTAGCTCAACTGGATAGAGCAACAGACTTCTAATCTGTAGGTTGTAGGTTCGAGTCCTACCGTGGGGACCATAAACCAAGGGGTGAAAAGATGAAAATCCAAGAAGGTAAATACTACCGCACAGCAAACGGCAAAAAAATGGGTCCTGCTAAAATCAATAAATCTGATACTACTTACCCTTGGAACGTGCCATTCGAGGGCGGTTACTCTGCCGGTTATGAGGATGACGGCAAAATCTGTATTGATGATCGTGGCTTTGACCTTGTTGCCGAGTGGGTGGATGACCAATACAAACCCCTGATCGACTTCGCGCCGTTCAAAGCTGGCGAGCGGTTCCGGGACAAGGACGGCGACGTTCTAGAGATTTTGGATTGCTGCAAATGTTACGATTGGGTCGAAGTTGATGGGGTCTCTTCCTCAACTTGTAGTCCCGGTATTTCGGTTAGCGATGGCGATGTTGTCACCCCCCTAGACCGTGACGACGACACCCCTAAACTGTGGCGCGACATGACAGACGCCGAAAAGGGTGCATTGCTCTTGGCGCACCACGAGGGGAAGGTGATTGAGACTTTTGATACAGACAGACATGAATGGCGCGAAGTTCGACCAGAATGGATTTACTATGAATCCTACCGCGTTCGCCCCGTAAAGCCTTCCTCCCTGCCCCTCGAAGCGGGCAAGACATACCAGACAACCAGCGAGGGTGATTGGGACTGTATCCACGTTAAAGGCAAATACGCATGGCTAAAACGTCATGGCTCTAATGACACGGCTTATGTTTGGGACGCAGAAACAGGTAGAGCAAGGTCACTAAGCGAAGAATGGGATGCTGTCGGGCTGGCGTCAAAAGATACTTAAAAGGAGAACACAAGTGGAAGATGATTTCGTTGACTACCTGATGGAGAACCACGGACTTCTTGGAACTATTGCGGCCATGATAACCATTTTGTTTTGCGTCCTGTTTTTTCTAGCTTTGGTTATCTGGTCTTGCGGTATGATCTTTATACTACCAGTGATTTATACGGCGTGGATGTACTTCAGGTATAAGGAGAAGTCTAAGGATGAGGCTACCAACTAGTTTTGTTTTAAGTAAGTCTGACAGACCAAGCTCTTGGTGTAGGTCGTTTAGAATAAAAGAGGAAAACACAGATGAGTGAAAAACAGATTATTGTGCAGTTGAACCCTGATGTACCACCTACAGGAAGTTGCTTGGGTATCGTCAACGCAGCGCGTAGGAGCTTTGGTAAGCGTAGTGAGTGGGTGTATTCAGGTGTGGATACTAATGGTCCACACGAAAAGGCACTGAAAGCAAAAGACAAACGCCTTCTTGAGTTCCTTGCTCGTGGCATGACTGCTGATGACTTTGAGGACTTCTGTTCTGAGGTCATTATGCTTGGCGGCTCTGAGGATATGGACGATCTTAAAGAAAAACTCTGGCAATGGCGCAACACACCTACACATGACACACCCTTTAACCACGGGTTCTTTAGCTTTGAGGTGAAGGCACCTATCTTCGTAAGGGCGCAGTTGGTGAAACATGAATACCTCATTATGTCAGAGTTCTCTCGTCGGTATATCACAGATGACATTGAGTTCTATGAACCTGACTACTGGCGTAAGGCTGCGGAAGACAAGAAGCAAGGGAGTCTTGAGAAGCCCACTGGAATCCAAGGTATGGCAACTTGTATCGACGGAACACTTGACCACTTTAATTACCTACTAGAAATCGGAGTAGCACCAGAGCAAGCACGGATGGTTCTCCCCCAGTCCCTTATGACTGCATGGACATGGAGTGGAACACTAGGAGCCTTTGCTAACATGTGTAAGTTGCGTATTCACCCAGAGGCTCAGCACGAAAGTCGATTGGTTGCTGAGAGAGTGTATGAAGAACTTAAGAAGCAGTTTCCTGTAGCTGCACCATTGCTTGTAGAGGGTGTGTTGCAATGACTTTTTACCTTTTAGTTGTAATTGAAGGTGGGGAAGTCTCCTATTCTCTTTGGAAAGATATGTCTTTAGCCACGTCTGAAATGCACTACCTAAAAAGAAAATTTGGACTACCTCTTTACAGGATGGATATTATACCCATTGACGCATATGACTAGAGCAAGTAGATTCCCTTGCTTCTCACAAAAGAAAGTAAACTTACTTGTTAGGAGAAACTAATGGCAATATGTTACCGTGATATGACCTTCTGTTCCAGTGACTGCATCAATACAGAGTGTTTCCGTAACTTTACTGATGAACACAAGGCTAATGCTCAGAAGTGGTGGAAAAGTCTTGAAGGGGAACCACCAGTGGCCTTCAGTGATTTTTCTGTTGGATGTAGTTCCTACAAAGGGCCGGAGGATAACCAATGAGCCACTGGCACTATCAAGCTATAAAGCACACCGAGGACAACTGGGATGTATGGTATGGGGATCACGAGGTTTATCCTTTGGATGATGGTCCTACTTGGACACAAGAGCCTGTCACTGTAGAAGGTGAATCTATCGAAGACCTCAAGTGGCAATTAAAGGCTATCCTGAATGATATTGAGAAACATGGGGTGATTGGCTATGAATGACTACAGTGACTACCGTAAGTGGGCCGAGGCGGAAGTTTGGCAGGACGAGGAGTACCTCCAAGACCACGAAGAATACTCACCCCAAGATATTTTTGACTTGTGTAGTGATCTAATTGAGAGGGCTGAACGGCAGGGCTTGGAGGGTTGTTACCTTAAGTTCAAATCTAATATGGAACCTTATGAGGATTGGCTAGGGCCTCCAAGTGTAACTGTTGTTGGTTATCGGCCTTTAAACCAAAAAGAAAAAGACCAGATGGATGAGGAAGATGCTATCAAAGCCTTTGCCGAGGAAAAAGGTATCTCTATGTATCAGGCAGATAATTATTTTGAACTGAAAAAGGCTGGGGTAATTGACTATGAGTGAAACAAAAGGCCAATGCCCTGCACATACAGCAGACACTAACGGCAGTGACTCCTATGCTTGGAACACCAGCAAGAACCAAGGCTACTGCCACTCTTGTGGGTTAGTCACTTGGTTGCATCAAGACACTGGTGAACTGTGGGGGCGACATGGGAATGGACGTAACTTTAAGGTGAATCCTTCAGGTGGATACACAAGTAACAAAGAGGATTTACCTTTTATGGGCGAGAAGTGTGAAGGGAGTTTTATGCCAAAAAACATCACTGAGGTAACTGAACAGAAAGGTAAGTATGAACCTTGGCGGGGTATCCACAAAGACACAATGGAACACTTCGGAGTGACCACTGAAGACGATAAGGTTTACTTCAAATACCCCTCGGGTGGGAATAAGATTCGCAAGAAGTTGGCTAAGGAGTTTTTTGCTCAGGGCCTCAAGAGTGATGAACTGTTTGGGATGCAGTTGTTTCCTGCTGGTTGCTCAAAGATGGTCACTGTGACTGAGGGTGAACTGGATGCTATGTCAGCTTGGCAGATGCTACAGAACGGTAAGTTTATGAACCCTGTGGTTTCACTGCCAAGTGCTACCCCTTCTGGTAAACTGTGGGAGAAGTGTAAAAACTGGCTAGACTCTTTTGACAAGATCATCTTGAGTGTTGATAACGACGAGCCGGGGCGTAAGGTTGCTGAAGTAGCTTTTGACTTGTTTCCCGGCAAGGTCTACCTGATGAACCACGGCCAGCACAAGGATGCTAACGACTTCCTTATGAATGGTGACGGAAAGGCTTATGTGAGTGCTTGGTGGGCAGCTAAGAAGTATTCACCAGCAGGTTTTGTGAGCGGCTCTGAGGACTGGTTAAAGGCTGTCAGGGAGGAGACCCCTTACGAGTACACTGAGACACCTGTAGAGGCTCTTAACAAGGTCATGCGTGGGTGGATCAAAGGCGGTATCACTGTCGTCAAGGCACCCCCCGGCGTAGGAAAGACCTCTCTGTTTCGGTATGTGCAGCACGATCTGGTCAGAAACCACGGTAAGGTAGTGGCTAATTTGGCCATGGAAGAGATGAAAGCAACAACAGCAAGAGGGATGGCTACTTATGAATTGAACACTAACGTCAACACTGAAGAAGACCAGCACTTTAACTACATCTCTGACGAGAAATTCGAAGAGGCTCTGTTGAATGTGGTTGGTGAAGAGAAGTTTGTATCCTTTGACATTGACCCTCATGACCCGCTTGAGTCTACACTGAAGCAATGTAAACATGCGATCACTATCTACAATGCGGACTATATCTTCATTGACCACCTACAGCGTCTTGCTTACCTTAGTGGTGTTGATGGTGCTACAAGTGCATTGACTGAGCTTGGTGTGAAACTTGTAGAGCTCTCTAAGCGACGTAACGTAGGGATCATCTGCATCAGTCACGTCAATAATGATGGGCATACTAAATACGCTAAGTCTGTTGAGGAGGAAGCCATTGTGCTGCTTGAGTTGCAACGTGATAAATTGGCTGAGGATGCTGACGATAAGAACACTACGCATCTTACAGTGACCAAGAACCGTCCTTTTGCGACTACAGGTCCAGCAGGTATGTTGCGTTATGATGTGGACACTACGATGGTTCAGGAATACACGGGACCAGCAGAACCGATTACGCCAGACAGAGGAGATGAGTTTTGAGTGATACTAAAGTATGCAGCAAATGCAAAGAGGAGAAGCCACGATCAGAGTTCCACAAAAAGCGGGAAGCTAAGGATGGTCTACAGTTTCAATGTAAGAATTGTAGGAAGCAGTGTCGTAAGCAGTACGATAAGCAGTATTATCAAGAGAACAAGGAGAAGATCAAGCAATACTATCAAGAGAACCGTGAGAAACTCTTGGATTACTTCAAACAGCACTATAAAGAGAATAAGGAGAAGTATGTAGAAAAACGTGCAAAACGTAGAGCCTTGACGAAAGATGCTATACCAGAGGCCCTCATAGACTGCTCTGTTGAAAAGGAAAGACTACTGCAAATCTACAAACTACGTGACCTCTTGACAAAAGCCACTGGTGTTGAGTATCACATAGATCATATCTGGCCTCTAGCTAAAGGTGGTCCTCATTGGTCTGGAAACTTACAGATCATTACTGCGGAAGAAAACCTGAGTAAACACGCTAGCTTCTGCGAAGACACAGCCAAAGTAATACAGGAGTCACTAAATGAGAATACTTGTAGCTGACACTGAAACAGATGGTCTAGCCTACGACTGCACAAAGCTGCATGTGATGAGTTATACAGAAGACGGGGAGACTTACCACAGCACAGGTGACTACGATGACATGCGGGCAGTAATCAAGAGTGCTGATCTTCTAGTGATGCACAATGCTGTGATGCACGACATGGTAGTGTTCAATAGGCTTCTCGGCATACCGCTAGAATACAAGAAGTATATCGACACTCTTTGGGTCTCTAGGTATCTATATCCTGATCGTGCTTCACATGGGCTTGATGCTATTGGTAAAGAGCATGGTGTTAAGAAACCTGAAGTAGATGACTGGGAGAACCTCAGCTATGAGGAGTATGCTCACAGGTGCGTTGAGGACGTGAAGATTAACTGGCTAGAATGGCTGAAACAGAAGAAGAGGCTTGAAGAGATATATGAATAAAGACACCCTAAGATTCCTAAAGTATCTTAGCTTCAAGGCTGACTGCCTCAGAGACCAAGAAGAAAACCCATTGACACTCGACGTAGAGAAAGCACAGAGGCACTATGATGAACTAACACATATCGTAGAGGAGAAAACTCAAGCACTTGCTAAAGTAATGCCAAAGGTTCCCGGTAAGACACAGAACAAGCCTAAGAACCTTTACAAGCAGGACGGTAGCTACAGCGCCCACGGTAAGAAATGGTTTGACACACTAAAGGAACTGAAACTACCAGAGGACACTGAAGGGCCAGTTGTTGTTGAGTGGGTAGAGGGGAACCCTAAGAGTACTATCCAGATCAAAGACTGGTTGTTTTCTCTCAACTGGTCCCCCTGCACCTACAAGTATGAGCGTAACAAACTCACTGGGGATGAGAAGAAGATACCTCAAGTGCGGTATGTGGCTCAAAGTGATCCTCGAAAGGGAGAACTGACAGACAGCGTCTTGCGTCTTAAGGACCGTGAGCCTGCCATTGAGGAACTTGAAGGACTTACTGTAGCCCAACACAGGAAGAGTATTTTTGAGGGCTTCTTGAGTGAGAATCGTGACGGTAAGCTGGTAGCTGGTGCAGCAGGTCTTACGAATACTTTGAGGTTGAAGCATAGGAAGCCTATTGTGAACTTGCCGGGTGTTGGAAGCCCTTGGGGTAAGGAGATTCGAGGGTGTATTGTAGCTCCAAAGGCTTTCAGGTTCAAGGCTTGCTCATTACCTGATGGAGACCCTTTTGAGAAAGAAGAGGTTCCTATGGTGCTCTGTGGTGCTGATGTAAGTTCGCTAGAGGATTCTACTAAACGCCATTTCTTGTGGTCTTATGATCCTGAGTATGTCGAGAGTATGAACACAGAAGGCTTCGACCCTCACATGACGTTGTTGGTTGTGGCTGGTAAAATTACCCAAGAGGACTA